TTTGGAGTTCGGATAACCACACATTACGCAGAGAAGGAATACCAAATGCATTTGATTTCAAAGGGTCAGTTATCTTTATTACTAACGTGAAGTTCAATGATGTGCGTAGTAAAAAATTAAAAGACCACTTAGAAGCATTACAAAGTAGATGTCATTACCTAGACTTATCAATGAATACTATGCGCGACAAATTACTTCGGGTAAAGCAAATTGCAGAAACTGGGGCATTGTTTAGTAATTATAGTAACATTGATACTAAATCGGGTATTGAAATAATTAATTTTATGGAAACCCACAAGGATAACTTACGTGAAATGAGTCTCCGTATGGCATTAAAAATCGCCGATTTAAGAACCATTAGTGAAACACGCTGGGAACTTTTAGCAAAGAATACGTGTATGAAGAAAAGTTTTTAATAGGTTCAGTATGTGTTTATTGTGTTATTACTCCCTAATAGCCTCCCTAAATAAACACTACTAACAGATGTGATGGGTTTTATCCTATATTACCCATCACATCACACTCGGGCATCGAATGATTTAGTATTCCTTTTTGTTTATTCGGTGCCCACCTTATTTAGTAGAGAAATGATATGAAAACAGCAACAATAGTAGTAAGAGACGAAGTCAACTGTGCAATTAAAGGTCTTGACCTTGATATGAGAAAAAAACTCGTGCACGAATTTGAGTATGAGATTCCTGGTGCAAAGTTTATGCCATCGTATAGATTGGGAAGATGGAATGGAAAGGTTTCATTCTTTAATCTTGGTGGAAGCACCTATATCAATCTACTACCCGATATATTGCCATTACTGATTAATGATGGATGGGAAGTTGATGTTGATGATAAACGGCAATATCAACATAATTTTGAGTTGGTAGAAGTTGATAAAGATACTTATAGTCACATCATGTGGCCTGAGAAACATCCAATTGCAGGCGAACCAATTGTCCTACGTGATTATCAAATTGATGTTGTTAATAACTTCTTAAAGAACCCACAGTGTTTACAGGAGGTGGCAACTGGCGCAGGAAAAACATTGGTAACCGCTGCATTGAGTGAGCGTGTACAGGAGTACGGTAGAAGTATTCTTATAGTACCTAACAAAAGTTTAGTCATTCAAACTGAAGAAGACTACGTTAACATGGGATTAGATGTTGGTGTGTTTTATGGTAAACAGCGTGATTACGGAAAACAGCATACTATATGTACGTGGCAAAGTCTTAACATCATGATGAAGGATACTAAAAGTGGAAAGGCAAAGGTTACCATAGGTGAATTTTTAGAAGATGTCGTGTGTGTTATGGTGGACGAGTGTCTTGATGGTAAAACATTAATTAAAACCCCAAGGGGGAACACCCCAATTGAAGATATTAAACCAGGAGACGTAATAATAAATTTAGACGAAAATGGGTTATTTTACAAAGAGGATATCGTGGTTAATGTGCATGAAAATCTATCGAATAGTCAAGGTGAAGAAATGTTAGAATTAACATTTGATAATGAGCAGGTTATTAGAGTTACGGCAAATCATAAGTTTTTAACCAATGGTGGGTGGGTTAGAGCAGACCAATTAACGTATGATTTAGAACTCATAAACATAAATACATATAACTAAAATCTGTGCATTGAAGGAATGGTGCACCACCAATAATTTTGCACTATTGTTAGTTGATAAAAATTACTTATTGCAAAAAGGTACACCAACAATATTATCAGGCTTTGATAATAAAACACAACAAAAAATTAAGGTATTATATGAAGTTAATTAACCGCAAAGCGATAGATATACCAAAAAAGGTATATAATCTACATGTACAACACGACCATAACTATATTGCCAATGATGCAGTTGTAGCCAATTGTCATAGTGCAAAGGCCAACGCACTAAAAACCATTCTAACAGGACCAATGGCACATATCCCGTTGAGATGGGGATTAACAGGAACAGTTCCTAAAGAAAAATTCGAGTACCAATCATTATATGTTGGATTGGGAAATGTTATTAATAAAGTATCTGCTAAAGAATTACAGGATAAGGGAGTGCTCGCGCAATGCCAAGTGAAGATAGTTCAATTACTTGACCATGCCGAACATGCAAATTATCAAAGTGAGTTAAAGTATTTGTTGACTGACTCAAGTCGCTTGGATGCGTTGGTGGAACTCATTGAAAAAGCAAATATTAATGGCAACACGTTAGTTCTCGTTGACCGAGTTGAGTCTGGTAAAGAGTTAGTAAAGCGATTGGGAGATAATGCTGTGTTCGTTAGTGGCACTACTAAAACCGAAGATAGAAAGGAACATTATGATGAGGTTGCTGACGCAACTAATAAAATTATTGTAGCAACATATGGTGTTGCCGCAGTAGGCATTAACATACCTAGAATTTTCAATCTTATGTTACTTGAACCGGGAAAATCATTCGTACGTGTGATACAATCAATTGGGCGTGGGGTGCGAAGGGCGAAGGACAAGGACTTTGTTCAAATTTGGGACATCACGAGTACGTGTAAGTTCGCTAAACGCCACTTAACTAAGCGAAAGAAATTCTATAAAGATGCAGAATACCCATTTTCATTAGAGAAATTAGAGTGGAAATAGTATAATTATTCCCCTCTCCGAAATAGGAGTAATGGTATATTTGGGTATGTAATTTTATAATCGTGGTGATATAATATGTTGTATATAAATAACATACAACGCCATGAAAATACATACACTTGATAACACCGCATACGAATTAAACGAATTACCTGAAAAAATAAATGACTTGCAATTTGCTATATTTGATAATAGCAATCCCAAAGACGCCGATTATTTTTTTGTTCCTTTAATATTCTTGGAAAGTTTTACATCACCTGCGATTGTTTTAAAAATCGGGAATAAATTTATAAAAATGCCAATGAATTGGCATTTGTTAATAGGTGAGGAAGAGACAGGAGATTTAGAAGCAATCGCACTAACCAGCATCAATGATAGGGATTTTAAGGCGTTTGAGTTCAATAGTCTAAGTGGGTATATGGCTAACTTCTTACCTGTAGAAGTTGTAGATGTATATAACGAAGTACAATGGTACAATCCAAAACTCAAGAATGGTCAGTACTTAGCGGTTCCTATAGACGAGGGTGAAGAGCCACGTGTAGTTTACTTCATTAAAGATGTATCAAGAAACTGCCAAATAGTTGATTATAGTCAGGCTTGGTAAATGGCAAAAACTTCAAAATTGGATATATTCAAAATGCTAGGAGCAGTCGATAGAAAGGAATACACTTTCTATGATAATTTATCCGATGACGAACGCAAGGGATTTAGTGCATTTCTTGGGTTAAAGTGGGGTGCTAATGTTAGTGGGAATAACCTTGCACAACATTATTACCTTGTTAGTATGAATAATTATGCTAACAAGCACTTATTTGATATCAACAAACATCCAAAATTACAATGGTTGACGTTGGTGGCTGGAAGCCCCAACTTTGGTGAGTATCGCCACGAATGGTTGGGAACTAAGAAACAATCATCAAGCAAAGTAAAAAATGATATTAAGAAACGATTAATGGAGATATATCCATTGTACAAAGAAGAAGATATTGATGTTCTTGGTACGATGATTACGAAAAAGGATTTGAAAAAATATACCAAAGAGTGTGGTGACAAATAACACATGCAAATATTGTAATAAAACCTTTGTACGACACAATTCATTGGTAGTTCATTTATGTGAGCCTAAACGTCGATGGAGGGATAAGGATGATAAGGGTGATAGGTTAGGATTTAATGCGTACTTAAAGTTTTATAATTACACTCAATCTAGCACAAAGGTAAGAACACAGATGGATTTTATTAAAAGTCCATATTATAAAGCATTTGTTAAATTTGGCAGATACTGTGTAGATATCAAAGCAATCGCCGTTGATAAATTTATTGAATTTTTAATTAAGAATAATACAAAACTTGATTATTGGACATCTGATTCCTTGTATTCCGTGCATTTGGGTACTTTACTGAAAACTGAAAATCCAATTGATGCATTAATGAGAGCATTAAAACAAAGTATAACTTGGGCGGAGGAAAACGATACTAACAGCAACGATATGTTGAGAAGTGGCAACGTAAATGTAATTTATGATTATATAATAAAAGGTCGAATAAGTCCGTGGGTATTATATAATTGTAGCAGTGGTGTTGAATTCCTAAGTACGTTGTATCCAAATCAGATTACTTCTATATGGAAAATTATAAATGCTAAGACATGGAATAAGAAGTTTAAGGATTATCCGACGGATGCTGAGTATATAAAAAAGATGTTAAATGAAGCGGGGTGGTAAAATGGTAATGGATGCGGATATAGATATTGATTTTTGTGATAGGAATCAAATATTAAGGTTAATTAGACATATTCCTGCTAGGCAAGAATCGAATATTGAGACTTTGACCCATAATAGTGGGGTGTATGTTACTGATATTCCATTTGACCCAGTGCATAAATGTGCCAGTATTAATTATACAGAGGCGGGGAAGCGTGATTATTTTAAGATAGATTTTCTAAATGTAGGGGTTTACAAACATATTAAAGATACCGCACATTATACCAAATTGTTATCTGAGGAACCTCAATGGGATAGTTTGATGAATAAACGATTTAGTTCTCAGGTAATACATCTTTCTAATCATCACAATAATTTATTACTCATGAAACCTGATAGTATTCCTAGAATGGCAATGTTTTTGGCATTAATTAGACCAGCAAAGAAACATCTAATTGGTAAGAGTTGGAAAGAAATATCAACAGAGATATGGGTTAAGCCTGATGGAGATGATTATTATTTCAAAAAGGCACACGCAGTAAGTTATGCTATATTAGTGGTACTACACATGAATATTCTTAGTCAACATCCCGCATTAGAGTAATAGATTTCCGTTTAGTTCGTTTCTGTGAGATATCATTAAGGCTGGTACATGGTCCACTTAGTAACGTAAGGTTCTTATTATTGAATATAACCTTGCAATTTGAGAATGGCATCCATTCATCCTTTAAATAGAGATTAATCGGGATACTTCTATTTGATTCCCACCACCAAGTCTCACCAAGTTCTAAAAATAACTGTTTTAATTCCGTTGTTTCTATGTCATTAAAATTGTACATAGTTGTGAGAATTTTATCTTGATTCATAATAATACCAATGTGCTCTGTACCTGCATACTGCACTATTGACAAGAATGGGTATTTTCCCGAGATTTTAAGAAATAACTCATTTTCCATAAATAATTAAATGTATTCAACTAAAGTTTATTTATACAATCAGAGCCATATAGGAACATTCATTGACTCTACACTTACTTCAACCGTTCATTTACCGAGGACTAATTACGTGTACTCAAAAATACTAAAAGCAGTTAAGGGAGTGGACACAGTTCTTGAGTTTCAATTCCTTAATCAAGACCAAAAACCTATTAATTTAGAAAACACTACTCTAACATTTAAACTAATTAGTGAGAATGCTGTGCTAATGAGTAAGGCATTAACCATTGTTACACCTGCAAAAGGCAAGGCAACAATAACACTAACAAGCAACGATTTAACTGCTGTAGAAACGCAACGTGCTAATTACAGTATAGAGCGTGTGTTTAACTCGTTGACAGAGTTTGCTTACGTAGATGAACAAGCAGGAACACAAGGTGTAATGGATATACTACCTGCATTAACATAATTACATAATATA